GAAAAACCACCCGGCATGGACGATCCGATGAGCCCGAACTTCGTAGATATAAATGAGGCTCGCTTTGATGATTTTACCTATGAGCCAGCAAAACAACCATTAGTAAAAAATGTAACTTACGATAAGGATAGAAGTATTCTTGTGACTGGTCCTGAAACAAGAGCAAGTCCAGAAGATGTTCTTATGATGTTAGCAGCCACAGAGAATAAACAAGAACAAGAAGAATCAACTTTAGGTGATGTAGTAAAAGATGCTGCGATGATTATAGGAGGTGCCACAGCCGCGTTCGCCGCTCCAGATGTATTAACCACGATCAAAGAATCAAGAGGCGCGGGCCGCGGAGCGTTGAGGACTGCTGGTGATGTGGCTCTTAAAGGTTTCTATAGACTTGGTAGTCCATTAGCAACAGCTGGGTTTACTTTACCACAAGTGTTAGATGAAGACACCACGGCAACCGACATAGTAACCGATCCTTTAAATTATCTAGGACTTACGACTATGGAAACATTTTCAAAAAGAGCAGGAGCGATTGCTGCCCCTGCAGCTGCTAGAGCTTCTGGAATAGGATCTCTTTTAAAAAATTATAGGTCACTTGAAAACGTAGGTGAAGCAACACCTGGAAAATTAAATGCTCTTTTTAGGTTAGGATTAAGTCCAAGAGTTATTGCTGGAGCTTCTAGATTTTTAGGTTTACCAGGTTTAATCGCATCTAGCGCTTATTCCTTATATGATTATCTTTCTAACAGGGAGTCTGAATAATGGATCGTAGAGACTTCATGAAAATTTTAGCGGGCATTGCATCTCTACCGATTGTAGGTAAATTTTTACAAACTGGTAAAATGAAAGGTGCAATCAAAGGCATGGGTAAAGTGCTTCCTAAAGTTCCAGGAATGCCTGAATGGTTTTCACCTCTTGTTAATAAAATAATGAAAGAAGGAGTAGATATAACTCCTGAAGCTTCCAGAGTTAAAGATATGACCATTGTCAAAAAATTAGAAGTGCCTTCTGCAACTGGGGAGACGGATGTAATTACACTTACACAAAATAAAATAACTGGACAAATTACTGTTGATGCTGATGTTTCTGGTGGAGCAGCAGGTTCACCTTTTGAGTTAAATTATACACCACCTAAAACAGATATTAATATACAAACAGGAAAACCAGTAAAATATTCAGGTGATTTTTCTGTAGTAGAAAATAGACCAAGAACGACTGGTGAACCAGGAGGTTATGAATTTGATTATGATTCTTTTGATATAGATAGTGCTTATAGTGATGTTGAAAAATTAGAAAAAATTGGAACTGGAAAAATAAAAGATGTAAAAAAAATTGAGCAAAGAGCAAAAGGTAGAAAGATGTTAGAGGATTCTCCTTATGAAGATATTATGGATAGGTATTCAGATCCAATAGAACTAGATGATGTTGATTTTGCAAATGGTGGTATAGTTAACTATGCTCTTGGTGGATTGACAAAAACAGTTCCACCTGTTAAAGGTCCAGATTCACAAGGTGTTGAATCATTGTTTAGAAGAAGGTATAATTAATCATGGCAGAGATTGATAAGTCATTACCCAATACAAAAACTACTGTTGAAATTCCAGGTCAAACTGAAATAGAACAATCTTTTCAAGAAGACTTACAAGAACTACAAAATAAAGACGTTGAAATAATTCCTACTGAAGATGGTGGGGCAGAAGTATCTTTTGATCCAAGCGTTGCATCAATTGCTGGAGGAGAAGATCATTATGCAAATCTTGCAGAGTTTTTAGATGAATCTATTCTAGTAGAAATTGGATCAGATATTTTAGACCAATACATTGATTATAAAGCTTCAAGACAAGATTGGGAAATGTCTTATACTAGTGGCCTTGATTTACTAGGATTCAAATATGAAAGACGAACAGAACCATTTCGAGGATCGAGTGGAGCAACTCACCCTGTTCTTGCAGAAGCAGTTACACAATTTCAATCACAAGCATATAGAGAATTACTACCATCAGATGGACCAGTAAGAACTCAAATTGTAGGAAAGGTAACAAGAGAAAGAGAAGATCAAGCAAATAGAGTTAAAGACTTTATGAACTATCAAATTATGGATGTTATGAAAGAGTATGAACCAGAGTTTGATCAAATGTTATTTTACTTACCACTATCAGGTTCTACTTTTAAAAAAGTTTATTACGATGCAATATTAGGTAGAGCAGTATCTAAATTTATTCCATCTGAAGATTTAATTGTTCCATATTCAGCAACGTCACTTGAAGATGCTGATGCTATTATTCACGTAATAAAAATAACTGAAAACGAATTACGAAAACAACAGGTTTCTGGATTTTACAGAGATGTAGAATTAGGACAACCTCCACTTCAAACTAATGAATTGAAAGATAAACAATTAGAAATTGAAGGTGTTCGTATTAACAAAAACAATGATGTGTATACATTGCTAGAGTGTCATGTAAATTTAGACATTGAAGGGTTTCAAGATAAAGATCCTCAGTCTGATGAACCAACAGGAATTAAACTTCCATACATTGTAACGATTGAAGAAAGCACAAGAGAAGTTTTATCTATTCGTAGAAACTACAAAGTAGATGATCCTATGAAAACTAAAACAAATTATTTTGTGCATTTTAAATTTTTACCTGGACTTGGTTTTTATGGTTTTGGTCTAATCCACATGATAGGTGGGCTATCACGAACAGCGACCTCGGCTTTAAGACAGCTGTTAGACGCCGGCACGTTATCTAACCTGCCAGCCGGATTCAAGATGAGAGGTATACGAGTGAGAGATGATGCACAACCAATTCAGCCAGGAGAATTTAGAGATGTAGATGCACCAGGCGGAAATTTGCGTGATGCGTTTATGCCTTTACCATTTAAAGAACCATCCGCGACCCTCTTACAATTAATGGGTATCGTGGTAGATGCAGGACAAAGATTTGCCTCTATTGCTGACACACAAGTTGGTGACATGAATCAACAAGCTGCCGTTGGAACTACTATTGCATTATTGGAGCGTGGATCAAGAGTGATGTCTGCAATACACAAACGATTGTATGCATCTTTAAAACAAGAATTTAAATTACTATCAAATGTATTCTCAACTTATTTACCACCATCATATCCATATGATGTTGTAGGTGGAGTTAGAGAAATTAAACAAATGGATTTTGATGACAAAGTAGACATTGTTCCAGTTGCGGATCCAAATATATTTTCTCAAAGTCAAAGAATTTCTATAGCGCAAACAGAATTACAACTTGCACAATCTAATCCTCAAATTCATGATCTGTACCAAGCTTATAGAGGTATGTATCAAGCTATTGGAGTTCGAGATATTGATTTAATTCTTCCACCACCAAAACAACCGTTACCAATAGACCCTGCTTTGGAACATATTACAGCAATGTCACTACAACCTTTTCAAGCGTTTGCTGGACAAGACCACCGAGCTCACATTGAAGCTCATTTAAACTTTATGCAATTGAATATGGTAAGAAATAATCCTGCAGTTGTATCAGCTATTCAAAAAAATATACTTGAACACATATCTTTGATGGCACAAGAGCAAGTTCAAATAGAATTTGTGCAAGAATTACAACAGTTACCTATCTTACAACAACAAGCTGCTATGGATCCACAAGCTGCACAACGAATTCAGAATCTAACTATTCAAATTGAATCAAGAAAATCTAGATTGATAGCTGAAATGACCAGTGAATTTGCAAAAGAGGAAAACAAAATTACTTCTCAATATGATTCTGACCCATTATTGAAGCTTAAATCACGTGAAGTTGACTTAAGAGCCATGGAAAATGAACAAAAAGGCAAAGAAGCTGATGAAAGATTGAATTTAGACAAGATGAAAGCCATGATGAACCAACAAAATCAAGAAAATAAACTTGCACAAAGCGAAAATTTAGCTAAATTACGAGCTGGAGTAAGTCTTGCAAAACAAGGCGTCCAACAAATGAAAATACGAGGAACATAATATGGAAAAAGGTCCTAAGAAGGTAGCCAAAGTAATGAGAGAGTTTAAAAAAGGTGAACTCAATATTGGTAAGTCTTCTAAAAAAGTGAAAAATCCTAAACAAGCGATTGCAATTGCACTTTCTGAAGCTGATATGTCTAGAAAGCCTATGGCTAAAGGTGGAGTAGCATCAACATCTTCACGATCAGAATATGGAAATTTAGTAGATCACTCACAATTTACTCAACCAAATGGTCTTTTAAAAGGTGGAATTGAAGTTGAAGTATCAAATCCACAAGAGACACAAATGGAACAAGTTGGTGGTCAACGGGCAATGCTACCGGAGAAAAAAAGAACAGCGAAGTGGTACTAAATTATGTTGCAAATGTTAGGAGCAGTTGCACCTCTTGCTAAAGTACTATTTAATACAATTGAAAAAGCTGTTCCTGATAAAGACTTACAAGAAAAGTTAAAAGCTCAACTACAAACTCAACTATTACAATCCCACACACAAGAACTAACGGCTGCAGCTAAAATTATTGAAGCTGAAGCAAAAGCAGGCTGGTTTGCATCATCTTGGAGACCACTTCTGATGTATGTATTAATCTTTATTTTAGTATGGAATTATGTTATAGGACCAGTTATAAAAGTATTCACAGGAGCAGTTATCTCTTTTGAATTACCTGGCG